CTAGCGTTTAGATAGTAGTTTTACGCCGCGATCATCCTCGATAATTCCGAGGCCAAGATACGCATGACCCACTATGAAGGTCGATGCACTCATCGGCCGACGATCGAATTCCACAACCACCTTACCCATAGACATCAGATCCGCTGATCCTTGGACCCCTGCTGGGATACCATCAACATAACCAAGAGCCATAGGTGATATCATGTAGTTATCATAACCAGAACTTGCATTTTGATTTACTCCGAGAGCAGAAGAATAGACGTCTACACCGAAGAGATTTCCTTTGAAATTTTCGCCTTTCGCTTGAAGCATATCCATTGAGGATTGCATTCTGCTGATTGCATTTCCGGTCTCGTTTCGGAGACTGTCCTGGAGCTCAGTTAGCGCTTTTGGGGCCAGAACGCAAGCATAAGGCCCAGGAGCACCACCAGCTGAACCGGTTCCGAAACCGGCTTGCTCAAGTTTAAATATGGCATCGAAAAAGTCATCGACGGAGAGCGTTGTAGTGTTTGCACCTGCTGTAGCAGTAAAAGAAGCAGCAGCAGCACCAGTAAGAGCCGCGAATCGTGTTTCATAGGACCCCGCGATAGATTGAGCAATACGGAACGGATCGATATCAGAACCTCCAAAGCCTGTCATGCTTGCCAAGTCTGTCATCTTGTACATAAGAGCCAAACGAGCAACAGCGATATCTACGTGTCCATCTGTAAAGTCTTGTATGGTTGCTGCGTCGCCTTCGTTCGTTGGTGTTTCGAAAAGGTCATAACCGTCTAGTCCTGCCTTACGTACTCGGATAGTATCAGAGCCTAGGCCATTAATAGAACCTGCATAGGAAATGTACTGGGAGTTACGAAGGTTTTGTACATCTCGGAGTAAAAGGTTTATCTCCTGAGAAATCATAGCTTCGATGCGTAGATCCCCTTCTAGTTTTTGGTGGGTCGAATCGTTCTGACCGTAAGAAATAATCTTAGCCATTGTTTTTTACCTCATTGGTGAAAAGTGAAATATAGTTTATGTGGTTGTCTTGCTATGTTCTCTTCGTTTTCTGCTGTTTACTGGTGCGACCATACAAAGATAGATAAATCAAGTCATATTTTAAGTGTTATAACTTGTTTATACCACATTACGAATATTTTTATTTAAACTAAATGGGGATACTAAACATGCGTCCAGACTTCGATAAACATACAATAGATAAATGCAAGGAACTTTTAGCGAAGGCCTACGATTTAGAAGAAGAACAAATAGACCCCGAAGCAATTATGCGGATGGCTATTTTTATATCTGTGGTCTTTGCACATAACGCAGGACTAGACCCCAACGATTATGTAGATATTATAAAAAATACTTGGGCCCGTATGTATATATCTATTGAAGAAGAACCCACAGAAGACATGGAAGGTATACATACTTGGGTATCAGATAAACCGATAACAGACGAAGAACAATAAAAAGACCCCTTCTTTACGGAAGGGGTCTAACATTTTTTAACCTAAGGAGTTATCCGTTATGCCATGTAGACAATCAAGATATCGTCGGCATCTGCCAAAGCAGCACCGAAAGAAAGACGGGTAACACCACCAACAACAGACAAAGTAAATTCGTCACTGTTAGAAGCGGAACCGCCTAAGGCAGTTTGGTTAAGTAAAGCCAAACCGTTTTTAAATGCCATAATGCCATTAGAGAAAGCGGAGTCTACTTCTCTGGCTAGGTCGATATTAAGTGTACTAGAACCTGATACCGTTGTAAGTTCTTGGTATGCTTGGAACCCGACTTTAGCAGCTGTTACCGCGTCGTCTGCGATTTTAGCAGTAGATACAGCACTGTTAGCAAGTTTCCCAGAAGTAATACCAAGGTCTTTTACTTGTACTTCGTTACTTACTCCGTCGACTTCGATTGTAGAGTCATCTACTTCTACGTCGATATTACCGGCTTGAAATTCCAAACCTGCACCAAGTTGTACGTCTACTGCATCGCCATTGAAGTCTAGACCGTCCCCACAGTTTACAGAAAGAGCAGAACCAGCCCCACCGAGTAAACCAGAACCAGCAACAGCAGAAGAAATTTTAGCAGCAGTTACCGCTACGTCTGCAATCTTAGCAGTAGATACCGCAGAGTCCGCAAGTTTAGCAGAAGATACCCCAAGGTTTTTAAGTTGTAGGGAATCTGTAACAATCTCGATAGTAGAATCATCTACTTTAACTTCCAAGTTAGAGGAACCATCTTTACCAAGACCAGCACCAGCAACCCCAGCAGATATTTTTTGTCCTGTTACAGCATTGGTAGCAATCTTAGCAGAAGATACCGCGTTACTAGCTATCTTTGCTTCGGTAACAGCAGAAGCACCGATTTTAGCAGAAGATACCGCAGAATCTGCCAAGTTAGCAGAACCTACCGCAAGGGCTGCAATTTCGTTACCTGTAACTGCATTGGTAGCAATCTTAGCAGAAGTAATACCAGAATCTTTTACGCGTAATTGGTTAAGTCCTGCGTTTATCTCGATAGTAGAATCATCTACTTCTACGTCGATGGCTCCGGCCTGAAATCCCAAACCTTCACCAAGTTCTACCTCTAACTGTCCAGCATCAAAAGAAAGACCGTCGCCAGCATCGACACTTAAAGTATTACCAGACTTAGAAAGCCCGTCGCCTGCTGTGATTTGTCCAAGTCCTGTAAACTGTGCGAATACTACGTTATCAGAACCTAGGTTAGCAATTTCAGAAGTTTGTACGTAACCTTGGTCCGCGTTCGCTGTACCTTCTTTTACGAAGATGGCTAACCCGTTTAATTCGTCTGCTGTATTTGCATCCGAAGATCTTGTAAGAGCAGAAGAAGAACCGTTAAAATCATATACCCCGTTTTCTGCTTGGGAGGTTTGATTCTTAAGTAAGATTCTATCCCCAGAAGCGATTTGTACACCATCGAAAGTATCTGTACCTGGATTAGAAATTGTTACGTTTGCTGTAGATGCTACGCGTGCTGGTTCTTTCCAGTATACCCCAGACCCTACCAAGCCATCTACATACGATTTATTGGTAACATCACTAGCGTTACTAGGGGTTCCAGCTTGAAGGGTTCCGCTCGAAAAATCGAAAGTCCCGCTTAAATCCATCTTTCCAGAAGTTACCGCGTTGGGGGCAATCTTAGCAGATGTTACCGCGTTACTTCCTAACTTCGCAGATGTTACCGCTCCAGATTGGATTTTAGCAGCAGTTACCGCAGAAGCTTGGATTTGTGCTTCTTGTACCGCATCGTCTGCAATTTTACTATTATCAATGGCATCATTTTTAATCTGACTGCCTGAAATTTGTACACTCATATTATATACTCCTATGTTTGTGTATAATCGATTATTAAGAAATCCCCTACTACAGGGGTAAAGGTTGTAGTAAATGTTGTACTGGTGGTTTCGTTAAAGGTTTCCCCTCTAACTTGTCTTTGTCCATTCCAGTATAAACGAAGTGTACCACTTTCATAACTGTTTGCCACCGTAAAAACAGTTCTTTCCCCATTTATATCACTTGTTAGGTCTTCTTCTGTCATATCCGCACCCCCTTCTTGTATCTTTGGATATATAAACGTAGCCATGGTTATACTTCCTCTAAGGTTACTACTACTTCTGCTGTACCACTTTGGGCAGCAACAAAGACAGAAGTAGCCCTAGAATTACCGCGTCCGATACGAACTTGAAAAGCATTGTTAGCAGGTACGAACATTTTATCAGTTGGCATTACCTCACCGTCTACGCAGTCATTCTGCCCAACGAATAAAGCAGATACACGAGAACCAAACGTAACCTGTGATACTTGGGATGGTAAAGATATTTCTGTAGCATTGGTGGTTACAGTTATAACTTTAAAATGTGGAAATTTGTTTTGTGTCGATAAATCTATAGCCATCGTTACCCCCTTCTGCTATACTTGCTTCGCCATGCTTTCTGTATGGCTTCCCTATTTGCTGCGTAATAATCAGAATCTGCGGCAGCCTTCTGTAAGATGCTAGGACCATCTACAGGGGCTTGGGCTCCTGTGTTTACTGCTGGGGCTGTAGGACGTTCTAATACTTGTTCTGGGGCTTCTGCCTGCATTGGTGCTTCTGCTGGTTCTGGGGCTTCTGCCTGTAGGTTCTGCAAGTGTGGACGAAGAACCGCAGGAGCTTTACTGGGATCTTGTACAGCACTTTCTAACCATTCGGTTAAGGGTACCTGTTCTTTTTTGCCTACTTTGGCCATGCTCTTTTCGTAGGCCCATTCGATAGCTTCTACCATGTCTTCGTCGACTAGACCATGCTGGGATATTGCTTTATATCTGTCGTACCTGTTGTTCGCCTTGGTTAGTTGTTCTCTATACTCTTCTAGTTGTTGATTCAACGTATCAGATATTCCAGCAGACTTTTTAGCCTCGTCTAAATCTGCTGTAAGTGTGCGTACCTGTTCTTCTGCTTCTTGGGCTCTGGAAGTAACTTTAGATATACGTTCTTTTATTGCTGCTTCCATATCTGTCTTTAATACGTAGACGTTTCCATCTTCGTCCGTTATTGTTTTCATGTCGGTTTTCCTTTGTTGGGGTTAAAAATATTACATAAATTCTGCACGTTCTTTACGAATCTTTGTAAGTTCCTGTCGTGCCTGTTCTTCGCTTAAATCTGGGTACATTATCTGCATGGCCTGAATAGGTGAAATAAGACCAGCAGATAATTTTTGTACTATGTCTTCTCTGGCTGCTCTAGTCTCTTCTGGACTAAGCGGTAAAGACTTGTAAGCAATCCTGTAACCTGTTTCTGGTAAAGATGTATTTAAAAACCTATTACTAAGTATGGCTGTCTTCGTTAGTAGTTCCTCGTCTGCCATCCTAAATACTGGTGCGTACTTTCGTTGGGCTTCACGTTGTCCCTGTCTAGATACAGCCAAGGCATACCCGCTTCTAGGGTCCCCGGAAGTTCTTTGTAACTCTGCTGGGGATATCCCAGAAGTAGTAGCTACTCTGTATTCATACTTCGCGATACTTTCTAGAAGACTATGTACGTCTGCCCCTGGTTGAAATTGTCCTATCTGGGGTTGGGTATCTTCTGTTGGTTGAAACATTAATATACTACTGGGGTCTGTGGCTATGCCTGCCCTTCTGGCTGTTGTATCTTGTTCTAGTGCAGTAAGGCCGTTTATAGTTACCCCTATTGCATAACGTTGGGGCCAACTGGCATTTTTCATGGCATGCCCAAAAAATGTAAAATATACTGCCGATTGTAAAGAGC